ACATTTGCAATAGTTGGTCCAGCTTCAGCTGCACCAGTAGTTGCATTAAAACCCAGTACAGTACCTTTTCTACTTGCTTTTAATGGTAATACCATTGAAGCAGCATCATCATTATCATTTAATCTTACTGCTCTATCTATACGATCTTGCTGGTCATCAAACAAAGCTATATTTCTATCAAGCTCTGTATTTAATGTAGCTATTGGAAAAGCACCAGATGTAGGAAAATCTGTTGTTCTTTTAAAAGCTATATTTCTAAATATAATTACAGTTCCAGATGTAACTGCATTACCAGCTGTCATTGTAACTGTACCAGTAGAACCATTTCCACCAGATACCGTATAATGTGTGGTAAGTGTTCTTGTATTACCATCAACAACTACAACTAAATCTGCATCATCAAAAAACTCAAAAGGTACAGCAAATGATGTTGTTGATGTACTTACTGCATATGATATACGTGGTGCATTATCTGTTAAATCTATAGTCATGGCAAAATCATACCCTTTCTAAAAAAATTATCAATCAATTTTCGCATCAAGTGCATTTGTTATCTCATTTACTGAATCTTTCCACCAGTAAACTCGCATAAAAGGCAATGATCGAATTAAGTCTTTTGCTCCAGCACCAGTATCCCCAACTAACATTTCTTTTAAAGCTTGTACGTATGTAAAACCAATAGAAGGTGCAGCACCAGTTATACCTACAACTGCTTCAGAAGCTGTATCTTTATATTTTGGACCAATTATACCTAATCCTATATCTGGTCCATTAAAAGCATTTATAGTATGCATAGAAGTATAATAAATATCAGAGTATAAAGCAGCTAATCCAGATTGATCAAATGACCTGGCAAATCTATCTGTGTAACTCATTTTATCCCAAGCCCAATCTGGTGTTTTTATTTTTAATGACATATAAGCAAGTATCATAGCCATTGCAGCTGCAGCAGCTCTATTTTTTGCAGTTCCATTTGCATATGCAAGTGTAATTTTATTAACAGCTGCAAAAGCATATGAGTAAAATTGTAATGGCATAGCTAAAATACCACTTTCTATTCTTGTATATCCTTTTACTTGTGCATCTTCTACTGGATTTTTAAATCCAGCTCTACGCATAGTTTCTAATCTTACATAAACTACACCATCCATTAATATTGGCTTATCTGCTGGTGTTCCCATAAGTATTGTATTCATTACACCACCATTTAATGCACGACGAAATGCAACAGTAGCTTCTTGGTCTTTCCATTTTTCTGTATTACCAACATACAAATCTCTATTACTTTTTTGAAATGGTTGTTTAGATATTTTTATAGCAAGCTCATCTGTAATCCCAGCTTGTGCCATAAATTGTGCATCTTGATCTGATATTTTTTGTTTTTTTGATATTTTAACAGATAAATCTATAATTTTATGACTACGTGCAATAGAATCCCAAAACTTAAATGTATTAGTTATTGGACCAAGCCCATTTAAAACATAAAAAACATCACGTGCTTTGTCCCATATGCCATTTCTAAGAGGATTACCAACTTCTTCTGATATTTGACGCATATGCAAAGAACCAAGAACTGTATCGTTAGCTTCACCAGAAAGATCAACATCTTTTCTTGATATATTTTTTAAATTACTATCAATCGTATCAAACATACTTTTAAAAAACACTTTTGTTTCATGTTCCATAAGTATTTTTGATGGCTCTGATAATGCAGCTAAACCAGCAGAACCTAAAAAATTAGTTTCTGCAGCTCTTCTTAATATTAATGCAATTCTATTATCTAAACGATCTGGATTTTTAATAATTGTTCCAACAATTCTATCATAAAGATGTTTAAAATTCATTACATCTTCTTGTATTGATTCTAAACTTTGTCCAACTCTTTCACCATGTCTTTCTATTTCAAATAAAACTTCATCAATATCTTTTAAATCAAACTTCTTTTTAAATTCATACATTGGTGCAGTTCTTTGAACGTAAGCAAACATAACTTTAGCTACATCAGTTTCAATAAACTCAGCTACGAGTTCATTAGGAATATCTAATTTTCTATGTCTTAAATGTTTTGATCTACCAGTACCAAAATAAGTATTATCTGGATTTGCAAAATCGTTTTCACCCAAAATAGAATCAATTATATTTTCAACACGTGCATCTAATTCTACATCTTCTATTGATAATTCTTTTTGATTCCATCTTGTTTGTTCTAAACCAGTAAATTCATCAACTGTTGTTTCTTCTGTCCATACTCTAGCATTAGGAAAATCTAAAGAACCATCTTCTTTTATATTAGGCTCTTGAATCCATTTTTTTAATATACCAGCTAATTTTGCTCTATTTGCACGTATATAATCTTTATTCCAATACCTGGGAAAAAATACTTCATCTATAACTTCACCTTTTATATTACGTATTTTATTTTGTGCAGCATTAACACCAGCTTCATTTTCTGCAAGTTTTTGTTTGTAATAACTATTTGCTCTAATTTTACTTACAAATGCACCACGTAATTTATCTCCTAGTAATGGTAATAAGTTTTCAAAATATGTTTCAAAGTTTTCTGGTTGAAGCTTTCTTAGATCAATCGTATCTCTTCTTTTTTTATCATATGCTTTTCTTAATTTATCACGTAACTGTAAGATACTATCTGTATTTTTAAATGGAATTTTATTTTTTCTAAGTGCATCTTGAATTATAATTGTTGGCATACGAACAATATCTTCTCTGTCCATACCAATAAATTCCATAGCTTCATCAGAAAGATTATATTTTTTTATAATTTTATTTAATAAATTTAATTCTTCTTTAAATGCTTTTTTACTTGTAATACTATTTATATAAGTTTGATCTTTTGCAGCATCTGATTCTAAAAATTCTAAAATATTATCTCTTAATGCTAGTTGTCTTTCTGTTAAACCTCTAGTTTCATATTGTTCTTCAAGTGAATTTAATATTTCTTTTTTCTTTTTCATATTAGAAGATGCATAATCAGCTGTCTTTGAAACAGATACAGCTATTTTATTTAATAATTCATCAATATCATTTTGATTTCTTTTTATTTTATCTTTAAATTGTGCAACTCTTAATTTCATTTCATGTAAATTACCAAGAATACCAACTTCTTGTAACATCCCATCCCATTCTTCAAAAAACTTTCGTACTAATTCGACTGCTTTTGATTCTTCTGGTGTTAAATCTTTAGATTTACTTATATATTTATTACCAATTCTATCTAAAAATTCTTCAAAAACTTCTTCTCTATTACCAAAAGGCATTAGGTTTTTTACTTTTCTTGCTGCATTAGTTGCATTATAACCAAGTGCAAAATTTCCAGAACCTTTAACCCATAAATCTGATAGCTCCTTATATAAAGCAACAACTTTACCTTGATGTATTTTAGCATCTAAAAATACACTACCAGTATCATTTTCATTTCCAAATTTAATTGCTGTTTTTCTAGTATGAGTTTCAAGCAATAAACCTTGATCCATAGCTAATTTTAATCCGTATAATTTTATTATCCTATTGCTTGATTTATTTAACATAGCTTTTAATGGACCAAAGTTAGTTATTTTAGCTAATGCTTTTCCACCTATCTTTGGTGTTACTAATGTTAAATCTTCACCTTTTTCAAAAGAAACTCTTTTTATATAATCGGCTTTTATTACATAATCTAATTCTTGTTCTAATGGATACATTTGTCTTTCATAATAATTTTCTGGTGATTCATCTCCATTTCGTAATAAAGCACTTTCTTTATCAATAACTTCATCTACTGCTTGTTTTTTTAAAGCTACAATTTCTTTATCAATTCCTCTTAAACGATTGATTTCATTAGTAAATTTACCACTACGATTAGAAATATCTATAGATTCTTCTAAATCTTTTTTAGTAGTAGATAATTCTTTTAATCTTGTTTTTATATTTTTTGGAATATCTCTAGGTCTTAATCTATCAAAGGCTGTTATTCTTGCTACCTCAGTTATTCTTTTTAAATATCCTTCTGCGTTTTCTTGTTGTTTTACAAGTTTTTCAATATCTTTTTCTAATACTTTTTTTCTTTGCCTTAACCAGTTTAAAGATTGATTCTTAATTTTTGGTGGTAATATATTATAACTCATTATCTGGTCATATTCTTTAGTAACCATATTTAAATTTTTAGAATCAACTGGACTACTACCTCTAAATCTATCAGAAGTTTCTTTTATATTTGTTACAAGTTGATTTTCAGCTATTGCTCTTTTTGACATTGGTATTGATACTAAGCCACCAAGAACACCACCAGCTACACCAGCACCAAAAATATTAAAAGCAACTTCTGTTGGTGTAGACAATGGATCAAATGGATGTCTTAATGCTTCTGCACCAGCTTGTAATGTTGCAGTTCCAAGACCAACTCTTAATGCAGATCGACCAATTCCAAAAGCTGGACCACCAAAAGGCAATGCTACAAAATTTATAGGATCAAAAAACCCAGCTGCAAACTGACTTACCAAAGAAGAATCCATTAATATTCTTCTTCGTTCAAATGAATCTTGTATATTTTTTGTAATTTTATTGTAATGATATTCGTTATTTGCTTTATTTAATGTATCACTAAAATCTTTATATTGGTTATAATTAGGCATTTGTGTTGGATCAAATGATTCATCTACTAATTGAGCCTTTTCATCAAAGAATAATTTTGCTCTTTCATAAAAAGGATCATAGGCATAAGCAAACTGTGCTTGCAATGTTTGACCAAATGTCGGTCCCTTTCTATAACTTTTTGTTGCTCTATCATAATATTGATAATCATCAAAACCAGGTTCTACTCTTTGTCGATAACCAAAAGGATTTTTTAATAGTTCATTCATATTACTATTTAATTCCTATACCAGTTTCACCTGTATAATTTTCAATAAAAGATTTATATTTTTCTTTTGCACCAAAACTTGCTGGTCTTATTTGTGCATGCATAATTGCACCAGTTTCTTTATTTTCATTTGGATCACCATTTTGATCTACTATTGGTATAAAATATGGCTCACTACCTACAAAATCTTGCACCATTACTCTCCATTCAAAATATGCACCATCAACATTAATAGGAGTAAGTTGCATTATTGGTCCAAAATAATCTTCCCTATCTTCCAAACCAACTAAATCTAATATATTTCTACCATAAGTTTGAAACCTATTTATTGCACCATCAACAGTTATTAAACCACCAAGTAAATCTAAAGGTGTATTTAAATAAGTTCTTACCCCATCTATAATTATTCTTTCTGTAAAAGATTTACTTAGTTCTTTTTCTTTTGCATTATCAATATCAAAAGTTGGTATTTTACCATCATGATATTTATTAAAATATTTAATATAAGGTTCTGTTTGAAAGACTTCTTCAATACGACCAAGTGCTTTTACTGCTGCTTGTCTAGTTCCATAAGCCTTAATAGGTGAATATTTACTATTTAAATTTATTTTTTGCAAAGAAGGATCATATATAACACCTAAATTAGATGGATATTCTTTTGCTAAATATTTATCTAATACTGGTATTACAGCTTCAAATGTTTCAACTGGTTGTCCTTCTCTTACCATAAAAGCTCTTGCTCTTGCAGACATTACTTTTGTTAATCTTTCAATATTTGTAGGACTATAGTTATCTATTAAATACTCACGTACTTTTTCATTTAATGCATCATTAACAGCTTTTGGATTATCTCTTACATCTATATTTAATTTACGTGCTAAAATATTACTTGCTTCTGCATTAACAAGAGATTGATTATAATTTACAAAAACATCATCATATGTTTCTCTATCACCATAAACCTCTTTAAAAATATGAAGAGCTTCTAAAGTTGCATAAGTGTCATCATCAATACCATCACCTTCATTAGAAAATCTAGTAATTAAATTACCATCAGCATCAACTTTATCACGCATTAATGTATATATTTCAGTTGCATTTTTTAATTGTTTACCAGAAAGCTGACCATTAGCTAAATCTTGAAATATATCTATAAAGGTTTTATCTGGTGGTCTTTGAAAAAGATTCATAGATGCTATTTCATTATCTACAAATCCTTGTACTGCTAACCCTTCATCACTTAAAATATAATTATATAAATCATTTTCATTTTTTATGCCTAAATCTTTAAGACGGATTATATTTAATTTTTGAATAAGTTCTGAATTTCTTTTTGTAATTGGAATACTTGTTCCTCTAGTAAGAGCATTATTCATACTTATTAATTCTTCATCTAACTGTTTTGCAGTTCTTTGTTTTTGCAACATACTTCTATATGGAACAGTATTATTATATATCATTGTATATAAATCTCTGTTAGATTCATTCAAAGCATTACGATCAAGAATATTATTATCTCTAACAGTATCAAAATTTAAGGTTAATCTACTTAGTTCAAAAATTGAATCTTTGATTTTATTTTCTGAAAAACCTCTTTCTTTTAAAAAATTAATAAATCTAAGAGTATTTTTAGAATCATCTTTTTTATTATTTTGAGTTTGATATGGTCCATTACGTGTTACATACATTAAAGATTCTTTAAATACTTCTGAAGTAACTTGAAAATCACCTGTTAAACTTTCTACATATAAAGGAGAAAAAGCTTGTTCAAATTTTGAAGAAAATATATTTCTAAAAAATTCATTTTTTTCTGAATCTACAAATGTATTTGTAATAGTTTCATAGCCTTCAAAAAATTGATTTATTTTTTCAGGTGTTAAATCATTACTAATTGATTTTTCAAATTCTTTACTATTTACAATTTTATTTGTGTGATCAATTAAATTTTTAGATACTTGTCTTTCTTCTTCTATTTGAATAAAAGTATTATCAAAAACAAGACCTATATCTCTTTTTGCATTTCCTAAAATATCTTTGGATATTTCTCCAAGTTTTAAAAATTCTTTACCAGAAAGTCCTTTTGTTATATTTTTTATATAAGCTACATATGGTTTAAATGCTGGATATTCATTTAAGTCATTTAAAATAAATGTGCTTGATAATGGATCACTTAATACAAATGGTATTTTTTCTCTATATTCACGAAAACCAGTAAAAGATAAATTACCATCTCGTACTTCTTTTAAAAGAAAATCAAAAATATTTCTATTATATATTTTATTTGTAATTTGAATTGGTATTGAAGAAATCTTTGCATTTTCAATTATATTTGCAGAATTTTTTTCTGATATTATATTTTGACTTCTATCTCTTTTTGCATCTTGAATAACTTGATCTGTTAATTCTTTAGCTTTTTCATCTTGACCACTTGCATATAATGTTTGGATAGTAATTAATTTTTCATTATATGACTCTATTGTATCTTCTGCTAACTTTTGTCTTGCTTGTGCAGCTACTTGTCTTTCTATTGATTTTGCAGTTTGTGCTAAATAGTCTGCACCATTAGTATCTATAAATTGTTTAGCCCAACCTTTAGCATTTTCAGACATTGCTGAAAGTCTTGAGTTCAATCTAGTTGTAAATGCTTGTAATCTATTTGGGCTGTTTAATGTTTGTGTATTAGCATCAGAAGCAGCAATTTTTATTTCTTTTAATATTTCATCTTGAAATCTATCTTTAATTATTTCGTTATAAACTTGATTATCAATTTGAAAATTATCTTTTCTATATGCAATAGGTAATCCAGTATTAGGATCAATACCAGTTATCTGTGATGTTTCAACAGATTCTGCTTCTTCAACACCCCTTTTTTTTGCTTGCTCTAATGCTAAAGGTTCTATTGTTTTTACTATTTGTGCTGCATTATTTGCTATAGAACGATTAAGTATTTCACCACTTCTATCTGCATTAGCAACACCAATTCTACCAATACTAAATCTATTTTGTTCTTTAACTGCCATTATGCAAGCCTTCGATAATTATAATATCCAGTGCCAAGTGTTGTTGCTGCACCAAGTAAACCAGCTTGAAACAATGCTCTTCCTTCTGCACGTGCAACCTCTTGTCTTTGTTTACTTACTCTATCAGCCATAAATGCAGATAACTGTATTCCACCAATATCTTCACTAACTATATTTTCATTTTCTTCGAGGAACGCATCAAAAGACTGATCGTATCTTCCTTTATAAGCTTGATCTGCAAGATTGCTAGCAAGTAAAATACTTGCTTGTTTTCTTCTTCTATTTTCATTTTGCAATGCAATCAATCTATCTTGTTCTGCTTGTAACTCTAAATTATAAGCTTCTTGGTTTTTTGCTTGTCTTTGTGCAATACCAGCTTGGTATTGACCATATGCATTTATTCCGGCAAACAATAAACCTATAGCTGGAACGATTGGTATTGGCATTATATTTGTACCTCCGCAATAACACTATTAACTTGTATAGATAGTGGTGCTCTTTGTGTAATCGTTAGTTGTGGATCACGACTATATCCTAAGAGCCTTACTTCTTTTTTTCCAGTAATAGCTAATTTATCAAGTGAAAAATCATCAGTAACATTTAATACTTCAATAGCTCTATTATTTATTGAAACTGAAAGTGTATTATTTAAATCTAATATAACTCTTCCCAAACCTCTTAACATACCTGTAGATGGACCATTTGCAGTTTGTATATCTAATGGATTTGTTTTTAATTCTACTGGAAACTTATAACCTATTTCAACAAACTCAGGTTCTGTTGATATACTAGATATATCAATTTGATTATTTGCTACTGCAAATTGTCCAATATAATGTGTTCCAGCAACTCCAACAATAACATCAACAACAGCATTTGTATCAAAATGACCAGAAGTAACAGGAATTATACCATTTTGACTATTAGCTACTGCTTTTCTTTCTGCATGATCTAAATTAAAATCATTATTAATTTCCATTAAACAAAGTTTTTTTGTACCACTACCTTTGTCATATTTACCTATTACAAAAACTTTTTCATCTATTGTACAAACAGAATGAAATTCAGCTTCTGTTTCTACAAAAACATTTTGATTATTAACTGGTGTATTTTTAAATCCTTTAGTAGTAAACTGTGTCCAACCAGCACGTTTTTCTGATCTATTAGAATTAAATACAGCCATAGTTCCATCACTATTTACCATAAAGATATAAGATTCTGGTCTTTCTATTGCAGCTTGTAATGATGTCATTTGTACTGGTGTAATAATTAAATGAGAAGATATAAGTGATACTGCATTTGCAACATATGCAGATTCTGTATCAGAAAAGATAAACTCTCGAACAACAGTTCCTGATCTCTGAACATATAAAGTAGCACCATCAAAAACAAATGGTTTTACATCTGCTACACCATAAGGAGTTTGTCTGCGAACCATTGCATTTTGTGGGGTAACTGGTGTATTTTCAAATGCTGGTACAATAAACTCTGATGTTACTGTAAACACTTGTAGATCACGATTTGATACTAAATGTTTTATTTGATCTAATTCGCCAACACTAGATGATAATTGTATTGATTCATTATCTAATGCAGTTCCAATATTAAAATTAAAAAACTCACCAGATTGAGAAGCCCAAATACCGTCTGGTTGTGCTAATGTACCACCAAACCACAATCGACCTTCGTGAAAACAAATGGCTGCTGGAAACCCACGAATAGCAGAATATGATTGTTCTTCCCAATCTGTTGTAGGTGCAGTCGTTGTTAAACGAGGCGCACCCCCACCATCAACAGAAGCATTAGCACTTGCACCAGCAGTTACTGTAAAGGTATTATCATCAATAACTGATGTTACATTTCTTGCTCCATTTAAATTAGTATTGGATATTCCAGCTACTGTATCTGTTTCAGATATTGTTACACTATCACCAACAGAAAGATTATGAAGTGGCATTGTAATTTCTATTGTTGTACTATCTTTTATTGTTCTTATTGCATTAATAGCAAGTTTTGCAAAAAGACTATCAGCTATATTACCAGTAGCATGAGAACCAGAAGTAACAGCAGTTATATCTATTTCTCTTTTTCTATATCTTAGTGTAAGTCCAACGTGCAAAGAATTACCATATCCACCACCATTTGTTGATCCATCATCAAAATAAGTTACTGCTCTAAAATTAGTTGTATCAGAATTAGGTGCTGTATTTGATGGATTAATATTAGCAATTACTTCATAAACTTGGTTATTATGTGTTACATGATCTCCTATATCATAGCCAGCTCCACTATTCCAATTACCTCTATCAGTACCTGGTGGTTTTACAATTAAAGTAATTCCATTACCAAATGTTGCACTTGGAGTAAGAGTAAAACCAGCTTGATGAAAATGATAATAAGGTTGATAGGTTTCTTTCGCATCACCTTTTAAATCAAAAGTAAATGGAGAAACTTGAAAAGTAAGAAGAGATGTTCGTACTATCTTTAATGTATTAAATGCATTATGTGCAAGAAAAAGAACATCACCAGATTGTGCATAGGTTATTTGTTTTAATCTTGCTTCTGTTATTCTTGTATTTAAAGAAGCACCAGTAGTATCAGAAGTAAGAGTAGTTGACGATAAATTTGAAACAGCATTTGCTTGAACATTTCCAGAAGCATCAAAACCAACAATAAAAAACTCTATTTTACCAGCAGATAAAGCAATAATATATCTTTCATCATCACTAAATATAAATGGAATAAGTCTTATTTGTTGCTCAACAGAATCATTTACTGTTGTAGCAAAATTATGAATCCATTTTGTACCAGATCGTTTAATAACACCACCTTCAGCACGAATTAAAAAGTTTGTTAATTTTTGTGCAGAGTTATTATAAACCTGTGTATCGGTCCTTCCAATTAATGATGGACTAATTTCCCCAAATTGAAAATTAGTAAAAGGTATTCTTACAACTTGCATTAGCTTCTTCTCGCAGTTAAGAACCTACTTGTTTCAAGTTTACGTGTAGTTTGTTGTTGTGAATCTAATGATCTTGCTTTTGCCATTGCAGATTCAGCACGTTCTGTCATTAAACCAGCTAAACTTGCATCTCTTGCTATAGATGTTGCGAAGATTATAGCTAAAGAAAACTCAACAGCTAACGTAAAATAAGAGGGAAAATCAACTTCACTTGCTCTAAAGCTATAATCTACTATTACTACATCTGTTTCAGTAGTATCTGCATATAGTTTATCTCCATAAACTTGATACTCTATTAGATTTCCATTTACTGTTGCACCATGAAGCATGATCATATCTGAAGGTAATTGATAAGCATAATCATACCTTCCTGTTGGTGCATCTGTAAGTCTATTAATTACTTTTTGATTTGTTGCAAACCTCCATCTGGAGTTTACTAATGCTGATTGAACAACATCTTCATACATATTTACAGCTACTGTAGCTTCAGTTGTACCATCATCAAAAGATGAAATAGGCTCCGCACCAATAAGTATTAATGCCCTACTGCATATATCTAAAGGTGTGCTTGCTGTGCTACTTGTTAGAGCCATACATAGTTATGGGGGAGCATAACTCCCCCATCTCCTTTTTAGTCACCATCTGTTTCTACAATGACTGTGCCATCTGACACATCTACTACAGAACCAGTATTTGATAGAACATTAACATGATGAGTTGTTGGTGTGTTAGTATCTTTTACAATAATAACATCACGAACTTTAAGCATATTAGCTGCACTATTAAAATAACCAGAATTATTTACTGTACCTATTGCGTCTGTAGTTGTGTAAACCCAAACGTTTCCATTTGAATCTCCACCCATTCTACAAAGTCCACTTGCTGCATAAGCCATAAAATTACCTCCTAAGTATTATTATCTAAGACTTCATAAACACCATTGTCATCAATAACAACAGCACCCATTGACATCATAGAGTTAGTTAAATGTGCAGCCCTTTCAGCAATATAATTTACTTCAGTTGAAACATCTGCACCAATACCAAGTCCTACTGCTGAAGTATGGTATGCCATATTCTTACCAGCAGTAATTGCTGATGTTGAAAAGATTTGAAAACCTAAAAAGCTTTTCATAGTCATTCCACCAGCAAAAGGTAAATTCTGTTCACCAACAAAATCTGAACTTGCAAACTCATTTATAAGAAATAAATCTGCAAAACCTTTTGGATGCATAGCTAAATATCTTCCACCATCTTCTGGAATATTAGC